GGCCGACGACTTGCCCGTGGGCGATTGTCTGGATCGGCTGCTCGTCTCTGGAACCTGCCGTTGAACCACCGAAGCAACAAGGTACAGCGGGGCGCAAGCCGCAGCTCAATCTCGAGCCGCGAGCGCTATGACCTGCTTCTGCTCGTCCCAGCCGTTGGGCCACGACCTCCTCATAACCTGCTCCAGCGTCATGCCAGGCGTGACGACCAGATGCTCGATGACCTCGGGGGCGAGCAAGGTCAGCCGCATGATCCGGCGCACCTGCGTCACGTCCATGCCCTCGGCCTTGGCGATTTCGGTCACCGACGCCGCCCGCTCCTCATCCAGCAGCCGCTGCCAATGGTGCGCCAGTCCAAGCGCCCGCATCAACGCGCTGTCCTGCGCCGCCGCCTGAACCGCGCGCTCCTGCTTGGCCTCTGCCAAGAACTCCTGCGGCGCGTCCAATGGTGTGATGACCCGCTTCTTCAGCCCTCGTCTCACTAGTGTCCAGGGGACAAAGGTTTCCAGCCGCACGCCACCGGCGGGGGTTGGGAGTTCATGGGTGATGGGGCGGCCTGTCTGCTTGCCATAGTGCTTCTTGCTGGTCATTTCGCCTCCTACCGGAATCGTTCAAGCATCTGGCGCTGCTCTGGCCAGAGCGCAGGGATGTCGTTACGCATTAGCCACAGCAGGGTCAGCCTGCGGGGCTGGCACCCCCTCATGAACTGTTCAACGATGTCGGGGGCCAACCGCGCCAGTCGCAGCAGCCGGCCCACCGTGGTAGGCATCAACCCTTCGGCCCGGGCGATTTCGACCACGCTCTTGAACGCGCCCGTGTCGAGCAGGGCGTGCCAGTGCATCGCCCGGGCCACAGCCTCGATGATGCGGACATCGTGCCCCCCCTCCCTCCCGTCGACCAGAAGCTTTCCCTTCTTCCGCTTGAACTGGAGGGGCACGAAAGTTTCCAGCGAGCTGTTCATCAGGCCTCGACCTCCATCAGTTCCGCGCCGATCTCCCTCGGAGCGAATTCGCCGATCAGCTTGTCCCAGCCCAACTCTCGCCACTTCACCTTGATACCCTGCACCTCACCGACGTGGACGAGGTCGATGCGGTCGATCATCAGATTGGCAATGCGGTGGCGCTCGACCGGGAACAATTGATCCCACACGTCGTTGAGCCGCCCCATCGCCATCACCGTGGAGGACTCGTCGATCTGTGCACCGTTGCGCTGGATGTGGCGCACCACCGATGCGATGGACTCGGGGCTGGTCAGCACCGTGCGGATCTGGGCCACGACCGCCGCCTCGATCTCCGGCGCGGGCAGGCGTTCGTAGCTCTTGCCCGGTGCGCCGAAGCGGCTTTCCGACTTGGACACGTAGTAGTGGTACTTGTGCCCCCTCTTGTTCGAGTAGGTCGGGTACATCCGCTCACCCGAGGGGGCGTACAGCAGGCCACGCAGCAAGGCGTCAGTGCGTGACCGGATCTTGGTTTCCACCGACCGGGCATGGCCGCTCTTGGCCAGCACCGCGTGAACCTTGTCCCAGAGCGCCTGGTCGATGATCGGCGGATGCGCGCCGGGGTACCAGTTTCCCTTGTGCGACAGCTCGCCCAGATAGATGCGGTTGCGCAGCAGCTTGTGCAGGTACTTCTTGTCGATGCGCGTGCCGCTGCGGGTCTGGCCCTCCTGCGTCGTCCAGGCCTTGGTGGTGATGCCCTCGGCGGTTAGGTTGGCGGCGATCTGCGTCGGTGAGCCGATGGTCAGCATCTCCTCGAAGATGCGGCGCACTACTGCCGCCTCGGCCTCGTTGATAACCAACTGCCGGTTCACGACGTCGTAGCCGATGGACGGCACACCGCCCATCCACATTCCCTTGCGCTTGGCAGCCGCGATCTTGTCGCGGATTCTCTCACCGGTGACCTCGCGTTCAAATTGGGCGAAGGACAGCAGGACGTTGAGCATCAGCCTGCCCATTGAGGTGGCCGAGTTGATCTGCTGCGTGACGGCGCTGAAACTTACATCGCGCTGGTCGAACAACTCCACCATCTTGGCGAAGTCGGCGAGGCTGCGTGTCAGGCGGTCGATCTTGTAGACAACGACGATGTCGATCAGGCCACGCTCGATGTCCGCCAGCAGCCGTTTTAATGCGGGCCGATCCGTGTTGCCGCCGGAGAAGCCTGGGTCGTCGTAGTCGTCCGCGACCGAAATCCAGCCCTCGGTTCGCTGGCTGGCGATGTACGCGTGGCCCGCCTCCTTCTGTGCGTCGATGGAGTTGAATTCCTGATCGAGACGTTCGTCCGTGGATACCCGGCAATAGACGGCACAGCGCTTGCGGGTCTTGGTGCTGGCGATTTCGTTCATCGCGCACCTCCCTTGCCGAAGCCAAAGAACAGCGGCCCGCTCCAGTGCTGGCCGGTGATGTGCCGGGCCACCGCCGTCAAGCTCTTGAAGGTATGGCCCTCGTACTCGAAACGGCCCTCGGCATTGACCGTTACCCGGTGCTCGCGCTCACCCCATTCGCGCAGAATCACTGTGCCCGGCGCGAAATTGAATTCACGCTTGCTGGCGCGCAGCTTGATCTTGGAGTGCTTTGCGCCGATGGCTTCCAGCCGCTGCTTTGTCTCGGGGGCGAGGCCGCCGAAGGCTTCTTCCTGCAGCTTGTAGGCAATGCGCGACTCGACGTGCGTGCGATTCGGATAATCCGGGCGGCGGGGAAAGTACCGATCCCAGAGCGACCAGAGTTCGGACATCGGCAGGCAGGCCAGCTCGGAGATCCGGGCGGCGACGGATGCTTGTTTCTCGTTCATCACAACTTCTCCTGTTGATAGGGGGTTGTATGAACGCGCTGGTCGGGCAGTAAGCCAAGTCCAACTTCTCTCTGTTTTGGCTTATCCGCGACGAGTGTGCGAACGATGGCGGCCGCAAGGATGGCGGTGATTTCGCCAGCACGAGCGCTGGCGGACATCTCCGAGGGAGATGCGAGTTCGAGGTTCTTCATGACGGCTCCGGGGAATAGCAACCGTCACAGATAGTGGGCCTGATCCTCTGAAGAGGATGGCAACGCAGGGTAATGGGCGTTTGAACGTCAGCCGATCAGTGCGACTTCTTCCGTCTCGATCTTTTCTTCGTCATCATCGACCGGAGCGTCGAGGATCGGCAGGTTCAACTGCCATCCGTGTGTTCCTTTGACCTTGGCCAGGTAGCTTTTCCAGGGCGACGTCTTCGAGAACAGATTGGCAGGGGATAGACATCCGGTGTCCTCCATCAGCTTCTTGGTATTCACATGCGTGCCTGCCGCGTAGGCATCGACCAAGCGCTGCAGCACGGTGATCTTGCCCTTGCCCGTGACCCGCCAAGGTGCCTTGCCGGGGAGATACAACACGGCCGCATACCCGTCGGCGGATACCTTCAGGCTCACCGAGGTGCCACCCATGGCAGCCAACTGTCCGTGCCGGTACGCGACCATGAGACGAGCCGTGTCGATGGCCGTTGTCGCGCCGGCAGACGACACCACGTCCTCGATGGGGATCACCACATTCGTCCCGGCGAACGGGAATGGAATTGATGCCGTTGTCAGCACGATGCCGGGAACGGGGCGAGGACGCAGCCGCAAGGCGGTATCGACGCGGGCGTAATGCCGCTCGCTGGACATCTTCGCGGCGAAGTAGAGCGCGACGGCATGCCCGTCGATGTCGATTTCGCCCAGGAACACCGGCTCTTCATCAACGTACTTGCCACGTACCCCCTGCAGCGCGGTGCCCAAGGCCGTGATGATCTCCTCGCGCAGCCAGTTCAGATGCACTTTCCAGCGCCGCGCATGTTTGGCAGGCAGGATCACGTCGGTGCCTGTGAACGGATCGCGGTAGCGCACCTGATTGGCGTCGGTGCAGCGCTCCAACTTGACCGTGAACCGCTCGCCGTCGGCCAGATCGACCACCCTCTCGGTGATCCGGTCGCCCTCGGTGATGATGCCTTCATCCTCGAAGCGGTCGATGTCGATTCCCATTTGTGCCAGTGCGAAGCCGTCCATCGGGCTGGATGCGGATTCGAGCAGCCGAGCCACCTGAACGACAAGGTTCGGGTCGTCGACACCCGAGCCCGGGTGCAACGGCTTCAGAACGCCCAACGCTTCGAGCAATTGCGTCCCGGCCTGCCGCAGCCGGAGGTCCTTCTCGCCTTGCAGGCTGCATCGGCCAGGTTCCGCCAGCACAATGGACAGCGGCGTTTCGCCGGTTTCGCCATCGAACACCAGATCGGCCAACAGCGTCACGCCGAGGATGGCTCCGGGTTGCGAGAACGGATGGTTGCTCCAACGTTCATTGATGACCTCGTGCAGTTCCGCGCCGCTGTCTATGTGCAGAGACACGGCGTCCGTCGAATGTCCGAGCAATGCCTTGGCCTCCGTCAGATATAGACGCTCGACCTTCACGCCATCCAATTGCGGTTTCTCGTCCCGCAGGGGCAACGCGAACCGGGACAGGTCGTAACGTGACCGGTTCAGGGGACGGTTCGATAGCGGAGCCTTGAAACCGTGCTTGGACAGAACATTAGCCAGAGGAGCGCGCGTCGACAGGGTGTGTGCATAGACCTCCACTACCTTGCGATCCGGCGCGTAAACCAGTGTCGCGTCGCGTGCCGGGAAGTAGCAGAAACTCTTCCGGTTGCGGTTTACCACTTGCACCGCCGTCACCTGATCTCCGGCAAACCGGACAACGAGGTAATGAATGGTCTTCGTGTCGCCGTTCTTCTTCTCGTCGGCCAGCGGCACGTAGACCACTTCGCAGGGTTCGCCGAGGCGCATCGCGCTGGTGAGTTGCGCTTCCAGTTCCTTCTTGACGGAGTCGTTCCAGATGAAGGGTGGTGCCTCGTCGCATGGCACATCGAAGGCATCGTAGAGGCGCTTGTTGCCCCGGATGTCACCGGTATTCAGGATCGACTCGGCAACGTCGAATAGCCGTGCCGCCTCGTCGGAATGGGTGCGCATCCAGACCGCGCGGCCGATCTCGCCGCCGTCCTGGTTCGTGAAAGCGGCGATCAGATCATTGTCGTTGAGCTGGTCGGCGACGGTCGTGAGGATTTGCGCGCCGCGCGGGGATGCCAGACGCAGTACGCGCAGTGCCTCACGCTCGGCAGGGTCACGCTGATCTTTTCGGAGATGTCTGATGTGTTCGATCAGGGCGGAGGGGCGCGCAGCAGCATCCTGTGACCAGTCGAAGCCACGAGTCAGCGCCTGGCATTCGGGGAGCCCGGAAAAAGCCTTGAGAGTCTGAATTGGAGCCTTCTCGATCAGGTCAAGCAGGCAGTGCGCGTTGGTCAGGGTCTTCTTGCCCATGCATTCTCCCTTTGGCCGTTCACATGGCCACAGTCCATTGGCGCATGACCGCCACCGATTGAGTCAGACCCTGCGCCAGCAGGGTGTCGAGGTATTCGTCTGCCGTCTTGGGCGGGTTTTTCAGCGAGCGCCGATGGCAGGCTGCGGCCTCCAGCACGCCTGCGGGATGCAGATCCAGCAGATCGACGATGAAGTCGTCCGGATGCTGGGCCGCGAGGTTGTAGGGCCTGAGTGCCTCTGCCGGGAAGTCCTTGAGGTTGAAGGTCACGATCAGGCTGGCCCCGGAGTGGATGGCGGCCGCCGCCACGTGGCGGTCGTTCGGATCGGGGAGGTCGATCGACGGAATCAGGTACTCGAATCCGGTGACCAGACTGTCCCGGACATGGGCATTCATCAGATGGCGTGTCCGGTTCAGCTGGTCTTGGGTCAAGTCAGGGCGGTTGGCCAGGACATTGCGCGTCCACTCGTCGTGGATCAGATCGCTCCATCGTGCCCGGTACAAATCCGACAGCGCCAGATGCATCAGCAAATCGCGCAGCGGTGCCGGGTAGAGCACGCAGGCGTCATAGACGACGGTGAAGTGCGAGCTCATCCGATCAGTATCCCATGCCGAGTTCCTGGGCCTGTGCGGCCAGTTCATCCAGAGCTTTGCGACGCTCGGCATCGATGCGCTTCTTGTAGGCGATGACGTCCTGGTAGCGTACGCGGCGATGCGTGCCGATCTTGTGGAACGGCATGTCGCCCTTCTCCAGCAACTGGACAAGGAAGGGGCGCGAGACGTTGAGCACGTCGGCGGCTTCCTGCGTTGTCAGTTCTGCGTGGATCGGAATGATCGATACGGCGTTGCCCTGGCCGATCTCGGTCAGGACTTCCAGCAACAGGCGCAGCGCCGACGTCGGGATGCGCACGGCACGCACCGCACCCTTGTCGTCATGGAAGTCGATCTGCTGGGTTTCGGCACGGGTCTGGAGCACGGTCGACAGCGCGCGGCCCGACTCCCGGGCGAGCGCGATGTCCTCTGCTGAGGGCAGTGTTTTGGGGATAGCGGGAGCGTTCATGGAGGTCTCCTCGTCGGATCAAAGTTCAACTGGGGTCATTATAAACGAAATAAGCGAAATCGCAATAACCGAAACGGCGAGCACGTATCCATATAGATCAATGAGTTAATGAGATCGCATTGGCAGGTCTGATGTTGGTGGCTGCTCACGAAAGCCGAAAACGCACTCGCCCAAGCCCAAGGCATGGAGCAATTCAATAGGAACTCCCAAACAAAAGGAGTTCCGCAATGCAAAACCAAACCCCATCCGTTCAACCCGGCCGGAACGCTATCCGGCAACTCCCGAGCGGTGCCGTGCGCATCGCTCTCGACGAACACGAGCTCGCCACCCGCTGGGGGCTCTCAGTCAAGACCCTGCGCCGCTGGCGGCAGGAGCAGCTCGGCCCCGTCTTCTGCAAGCTTGGGGCCCGCGTTACCTATCTCATCTCCGAAATCGAGGCCTTCGAGCGGCGCGTTTCGCGCTACTCGACCTCCGCTCGGGCTTACCTGTGAGGAGGGCGGCCATGAACGATCTGACCATCTTCCCTGCCGACATCGCCGAGATGTCCGAAACCCAACTGGCTGCGTTGCCGCCCGAGCAGAAGCGTGAAGTCGACAAAAACCTCGACGAGGCACTCGACTGGCTGAAGAAGGCCCGTGCCAAGTTCGATGCGGCGCTGGATAAGTGCTACGGCGAACAGGCACGCGCCGCGCTGCGTGAATCCGGCCGCGACTTCGGCACCGCCCACATCAGCGACGGCCCGCTGCACCTCAAGTTCGAGCTGCCTAAGAAGGTGTCCTGGGACCAAAAAAAGCTGAAGGCCATCGCCGAGCGCATCGTCGCTTCTGGTGAGGCCGTCGAGAGCTATCTGGACGTGAAGCTCGTGGTGTCCGAGTCCCGCTACACCAACTGGCCACCGGCGCTACAGCAGCAGTTCGCCGATGCCCGCACGGTCGAGGCCGGCAAGGCCGCCTTCGATCTGTCTTTGGGTCAGGAGGCATGAACATGATTATTCACAGTACATGGCTGCTTCACGGCAGTGCGACCGACGTTATTGAATATGCCAGTGCATTGCCGGAAGCTGATGGCTTGGGTTTTGTATATGTCCTCAGCCTGTCGAACGACACCAGAAAGCTTGGGTGCTCGACGAAGCTGCATCAACGCCTGCTTGCGCATCAAACCGAAATGTCTCGCTATGGCGTCGAGATTCAATTTTGCAGCGTCTCGCGTCCGCACTTCAATTTCAGGGCAGTCGAACGCAATGCACTGCATTGGCTCAATTCGGTTACCGCAAAGGAGATTCTGTCCGATCCTCACGAGAGAGTTTGCGAAGCAGTGGCCGCACAGCATTTGGCTTTGATTGCTCCTGACGATTATGTGGTTGAGCAACAGGCCGCACATGCCTATGTCGCCGGACTGATGAGGGATATCGGTGATCGATTGGGTATTGCTCCCACGCCGGAAATTACGCACCGCGCCAAGCGGATTCTGGATTCACATACAGAGCTTGGGCGTCTGACGGGGCTTGGCGAGACGGACAGCATGCTCAACGCACTTGCCGTTATCGAGAGCCAGACAGGGCTGAAGTTGCAATCCCTGCGTGACGTATTGCGGGGGGCGGCGTGATGAACAAGCCCCTTCGCATCATCACTGCCGACGAACGGTTCGCGGAAAAGAGCGGTGCCAAGCTGACGCTACTCGGCAAGAGCGGTATCGGCAAGACCAGCCAGCTGCGCACTCTGCCCGAGGCCTCGACGCTGTTTGTCGATCTCGAGGCCGGCGACCTCGCCGTCAAGGCCTGGCGTGGCGACTGCGTTCGGCCCGCCACTTGGCCCGAGTTCCGCGATCTGGTGGTGTTCCTCGCCGGCCCGAATCCGGCGCTGCCGCCCGATGCGCCGTTCTCCGATGCGCATTACCGGCACGTCTGTGAAGGATACGGCGACCCGGCCCGGCTGGCGAAGTACGACACCTACTTCGTCGACTCGATCACCGTGCTCTCGCGCTTGTGCCTGACATGGGCCAAGGCGCAGCCGCAAGCCTTCTCCGACCGCACCGGCAAACCCGATACCCGGGGTGCCTACGGCCTGCTCGGCACCGAGATGATCGCCGCGCTGACCCATCTACAGCACGCGCGGGACAAGAACGTCATCTTCGTCGCCATCCTCGACGAGCGCTTGGACGATTTCAACCGCAGGGTCTTCGTGCCGCAGATCGAGGGCTCAAAGACCGCGCTGGAACTGCCCGGCATCGTCGATGAGGTCGTGACGCTGGCCGAACTCAAGACCGACGAGGGAGAGCTTTACCGCGCCTTCGTCTGCCAGACGCTCAATCCTTGGGGCTATCCCGCCAAAGACCGATCCGGCCGACTCGACCTCGTCGAGGAGCCGAACCTTTTGAAGCTCATCCGCAAATGTGCTGGCGACAACGCCGCCATCCATCACTGAAAGGACACGTAATGAACACCTGGACCGATTTCAACGACGCCGAACAACAGCAGGGCTTCGATCTCATCCCGAAGGGCACCACCGTCAAGGTGCGCATGACCATCAAGCCGGGTGGCCATGACGATCCGGCGCAGGGCTGGACAGGGGGCTACGCCACCGAGAGCTTCGACACCGGCAGCGTCTATCTCGCCTGTGAGTTTGTCGTGCTGGAAGGGCCGTTCGCCAAACGCAAGATGTGGTCGAACATCGGCCTGCAGTCCCGGAAGGGCCCGACCTGGGGCCAGATGGGCCGCAGCATGATCCGGGGCATCCTCAATTCGGCCCGCAACGTCCATCCCCAGGACAACAGCCCCCAGGCGGCGTCTGCCCGGCGCATCCAGGGTTTCCAGGAACTTGACGGCATCGAGTTCCTGGCCCGCGTCGACGTCGAGAAGGATGCCAAGGGCGAGGACCGCAACGTGGTGAAGCTCGTCGTCGAGCCCGACCACAAGGATTACGCGGCCCTGATGGGCACAGCCACGAAGGCGCCGGCCGGCGGCGGCAATTCCGGAGCACCCGCGACGGCGGCACCTCAGCAGGCGACCACGCAGCGTCCGCCCGTTCCCGGCAAGCCCGCCTGGGCGCAGTGAGGAGGCCGGTTATGACAGGAAAACGCTGCAGCAACTGCCGCCATCTCGACCGCTCGAGCGCCAGCGACATCGGCGGCTTGCGCATCGCCCGCTGCCGCCATCCGAAGGGAGCGAGGATCGGCGCGACCGCTATCCGCAACGACTACGTCGATCTCAATGCTTGCTGCGCCGGGCACGTAGTCCGTGCCCGGCAGGGCGCGCAGCCGGGAGGCTGCCATGCATGAGCGGCAAATGCTGGGTATGCAAACGGCAGGCGCGAGGGTTCGGCCATTCGGATGGTCGCTTCAAGATCGCCGACCCCCGGCGCTATCCCCTCGACTGGGTGTTCTGCAGTCGTCGCTGCCAGGACATCTTTCACACACTCTACGGCCGGCGACTGGCGGCCGAGGAGCGCGGGGAGGCACTCATGGTTGATGCGAGCGATATCGAAATCGCGGCGATGCGCGATTGCCTCAAGGCCTTCGGAGCGGCGGCCGGGCACATCGGCTTCGACAAGCCGCTCGGGACGTATTCGGAAGCGGAGGCGATGGCGGTGATCGATGCCATCGTTACTCGCTACACCGAGGCGCTGACCGAGCATCACGAACGGGCAAGCACGCCGCCGCTGCGCGGCGTGTCTGCAGCCGAGATTGTCCGTGATCCGTTCGCCGATCTGAAGGATGACCTGCCGTGGGAAGAGCCGAGGGGAGGGAAGTCATGATGGACTTCAACTCCTCTTCGAGCGTCTCCGGGCAACTCACTGCTTTGGTCGATGCCGGGATGCTGCAGGCGCGTGCCCGCCAGTCCGAGCGCCAGTACCTTGGAGCATCGCGACTCGGGGTGGCATGCGAGCGCGCACTGCAGTTCGAGTACGCCAAGGCGCCCGTTGACCTTGGGCGCGACGTCCCCGGACGGATGCTGCGCATCTTCGAGCGCGGCCACGTCATGGAGGACTGCATGGTCGCGTGGCTGCGGGATGCAGGGTTCGATCTGCGCACCCGCAAGGCCGATGGCGAGCAGTTCGGGTTCTCGGTGGCCGATGGACGCCTGCAGGGCCACATCGACGGCGTCATCGTCGGGGGCCCCGAGGGCTTCGCCTATCCCGCGCTCTGGGAATGCAAGTGCCTGGGCAACAAGTCCTGGCGCGATCTGGAGAAAAGCGGTCTGGCTGTCGCCAAGCCCGTCTACGCCGCGCAAGTGGCGATCTACCAAGCCTATCTCGAACTGCACGAATACCCGGCGATCTTCACGGCGCTCAACGCCGACTCGATGGAGATCTACACCGAGGCCGTGCCATTTGACGCAGCTCTGGCCCAGCGCATGTCGGATCGGGCGGTGAAAGTCATCACGGCGACTGATGCAGGAGAACTTCTTCCGCGTGCCTTCAATGACTCAACCCACTTCGAATGCCGGATGTGCGCATGGCAAGACCGCTGCTGGAGGATGCAACCATGACTGACAACAACACATCCGAAAACGGCATCGAGCCGATGATCGATGCCAAGCAGGCGGCCGCCGCACTACGCCTGCCGTATTACTGGTTCGCCGACCATGCGATGCGCACGAAGTACCGGATTCCGCACTACCTGATGGGCGGCCTAGTGCGCTATCGCCTTTCTGAACTCTCGGCTTGGGCCGCGCGCAGCGCAGCCGTACAGGATCGTGATGCACAGGATGCTGCCGCGACTGTCGAGGATGCCGAATGATCGACTTCAACGACACAAATCAAACGGCAGAGCACAGTCGGGAGTCGGATCGCGACGCGCTTCGAGTCGAGTTGCTCGCACGCATCGAGTCGGTGCTGACCACGATGTTCCCGGCAGGGAAAAAGCGCAAGGGCAAGTTCCTGATCGGCGACGTGCTGGGCAGTCCCGGCGACAGTCTCGAGGTGGTGCTCGACGGCGAGAAGACAGGACTCTGGACGGATCGTGCCACGGGTGATGGCGGCGACATCTTCGCATTGATCGCGTCCTATCTCGGAGCCAACGTCCACACCGACTTTATCCGCGTGCTCGACGAGGCCGCCGATTTGCTCGGTCGTTCGCGCTCGGTGCCGGTGCGCAAAGCCAAGAAGGAAGCCCCGGTCGATGATCTGGGCCCGGCCACGGCCAAGTGGGACTACCTCGACGCGGAGGGGCACCTCCTTGCCGTCGTCTATCGCTACGACCCGCCCGGACAAAAGAAGCAGTTCCGGCCGTGGGACGCCAAGCGCCGCAAGATGGCTCCTCCTGACCCGCGCCCACTCTACAACCAGCCGGGGATGAAGGATGCCGCGCAGGTCGTGCTGGTCGAGGGCGAGAAGTGCGCGCAGGCCTTGATCGATGTCGGCATCGTGGCGACCACGGCGATGCACGGCGCGAATGCCCCGGTGGAGAAGACCGACTGGTCGCCCTTGGCCGGTAAGTCCGTGCTGATCTGGCCCGACCGTGACAAACCGGGCTGGGAGTACGCGACACAGGCGGCACAAGCCATCCTGTCGGCGGGTGCGAAGTCGTGCTACATCTTGTACCCGCCCGAGGAGGCGGCGGAAGGCTGGGATGCCGCCGACGCCATTGTCGAGGGCTTCGATGTTGCCGCCTTCCTCGCCCATGGCCCGCGTCTGCAGATGCACGACGTGGCCGACGAGGCTGAGCCGGTCGTCAGCAGTGACGAGTCGGTGTGGGGCACCGAGGATGCTCTGGCCCTGGCCTTTACCCGGCGCTATCACCGCGACTGGCGCTACGTCGCCGGCTGGGGGCGCTGGCTGGTGTGGGACGGCAATCGCTGGCGCACCGAGGACACGCTGGCCGCCACCGATCTGATCCGCAGCGTTTGTCGCCACGCCGCCGTCCGAGCCGAGAATCCCAAGGTGGCGGCCAAGCTCGCCAGTTCGAGCACAGTCGGCGGTGTGGAACGGCTGGCCAGGGCGGATCGCAGGCATGCGGCCACCACGGAGGAATGGGATGCCGATCCGTGGCTGCTCAACACCCCGGGTGGTGTGGTCGATCTGAAAACCGGCCGCCAGCGCCCGCATGACCGTGCCGACCGGATGACCAAGATCACCACGGCCACGCCAGGAGGTGACTGCCCGACCTGGCGACGGTTCCTCGATGAGGTCACCGGGGGGGATGTGGAGTTGCAGGCTTACCTGCAGCGGATGGTGGGCTATGCGCTGACCGGCTCGACGCAGGAGCATGCCCTGTTC